TGTCCATCAGTTCGCTGTAGGTAGCGAACATCTGAGTGAGAACAGGTCGTGTCCAACGAGTGATCAACCCCCTCACCCAATCTCGTTTTAGAACCGAAACGGAGTTGCCGTTGTCGTCAACTTCACCTGTTTCCAGATAATCAACGCCTCGGAGATCCTGGCCGTCAATCTCAACAATGGCACAGCCAAGTGTCGCTTGACGAAGCCGGTCTAACCAAATGCGGTGTCGGATGATGGCGAGCGGATCGCCGTCGTCGTCATCGTCGTCATCCTTATCGACGGGAACTTCAGGAAGATCAATTTCGAACTCACTGAGATCTGCGGTGTACGCTACACGCGCATAAGCATCAATGATCTCCTCTTCCGAAGGAAGGAGGGATCGAAGAACAAGGGCGACTCCGTTCGCTTCGAACGGTAGTTCGTCTTTACCGACCTCCTCAATTTTGGCGAGGGATCGTTCTAGGGCTTGTAGGTTGACCTGCATGACTGTCTCCACTGGTGTGCGGAGCAAGTCGGCGGTTTGATTTCACAGCGCAAAAAGATGCCCATGTATGCGGTTCCATTTCAATTTCAATTTGACCATCCCCGAATCAACGAAACGGGAAGGAGGGGGCACAGCACAAAAGGGTCTATCTGTTTGTTTCGATTTACATCTATTTTGCGTGTGAAACGCACCACCGATTGCTCGGTTGGACAAAAACCTTCCTCCAAAAGAAGAAGGCACGATGGGCTGGTTTCTGGGGGTCCAGAAACCAAACCCAAGCGCAAACTTAAACGAGGGGCGTGCCGCCGGTTGCCTGGCTGCCCGTGAAACGGACGGAACCAAGCTGTCCGATGGTTGGATCGTTGCCTGTTGCCAGGAACTCCCCGTAATCAGAACTGAAATCGTGCTGATCGCTGATGATGACGGCGCCACTCTCCATCAACATACCCGAGTCCTTCGACAACTGGGAGAGCGACCACCCAGTAAACCAGCACGCCTCGTACAACGTGATGATGGCCGTGTGGCCACGAAGGTCTCCTGGGTTGTTGTTGGGGTCGTTTGTGACCGTGGGGTACTTGATCTCTTTGACACCACCGTCGAACGCGCCACCAGCTCCATTGAAGCCAACGCCGGACTGACCCGACAACTGGACATCAGCCAACGTCGAAAAGACCAACTGCATCTCAACATCGAAGGGCCAGCGGTGATGGCGAATGGAGCGCACTGGACCGCTGACACCACCTGCGTAGCCTGTGGCTTGCCACAAGTTCGCCAGGTAGAGCAGGGCGCGCTCAAAGTCGGCCGTCATCGCGGTCGTGATGCTGGGCACCAACTCCGCGATCTGGTCGCCGAAACCGATACCACGGTTCTCATCGACAGTACGGGACTCAGTGGGGCTGAAGGAACTCAGCACGCCCATCTGAAGCAGTGTCCCTGCGTCGCTGCCGTAAGCCGGGGTCAGGATACGGACCTTCTGGCTCACTGCGGTACGAGTCTGGGGGCTTGTCCCATAGTCGTAGACGTAGCTGGAGCCTTGTAGTCCATTACTAGGATTGAGATCATCATTAGCCATGTGGGCAACTCTCCTAGCGGTTGACCCGGAGGCCGAAAACCGCGCAAAATGGGGATCGAAGGATCCCCTCCTACAATTCGGGAGGCTATAGAGTGACTACCGGGAACGCGCTACCCCCGCAGGTAGATATCCCTCTGATCCTGTGTAAAAGGTACGATGCTGATGTTCACCACAGCCCTCCTGGTCCTCCAGATGCTCACCGCAGTCGCTTCGCCACTGCCTGGTGTCTATGAGCCCTGCGTCGAAGCTCAAGGATGCTCTGAGGGGCTTCTCTGTGAAGACGGCGCCTGTACTCCCAATACCTTCTGCTCACAGCACTCAGACTGTCCTGCGGGTCCTGACGGCCACCCAGCGGTCTGCGACCTCGCACCCTCTGATGACGGCGATTACGGCTTTTGTCAGGTTGCCCCTACCGCTGAAGGCTGTCCTGATGGCTTCCACCCCTCCAAAGGGTTCGACGGCATCAACATCTGCGTCCGCTAAGACCAAACCCGTCGTACCCAGTGGGTTGAAGCCGTTTTCACAAAAAAACACTCTCGCAGGAAAGCTTCGACGGGTTTGTAGTCAAACTCGTTGTGACTAAATATGTCACAAACGAAACGGGACTGACCTCGGAGAACTCGGAAGACCACATGGCCCTCTTGAGCCATTTCCATCCAACGGTATCCCGCGGGTTCTTCTTTGGCGTCTACGAAGCTGCCATCCATCCAAGTGAGCCCCGCTAGTTTGAGTAACTCGGAGTGTGTGCCTTCGTCCCAACAACTCGTGTCCTCCAGCCTGTGCGCTTCGGAGGGATCGATGCACGCATCCATCGTGAACATGAACCCCGAAAATAGGTCTTTTCGTTCTATCAGGGGCACTCGTCACTTTACCCAGCCCCCACAATAAAACAGGCCCCACGTTCCCGAAGGAACTGGGGCCTGTGAGCCGTAGCTCAGATCGAATCGACTAGCCGCCCAAGTTGCTGCGCAAGTTGAACGTCACGATGATGTACAAAAGTGGGAAAACGGGCTGGTAAAAAGCCTCGACTTCAACTGTTGTCGGGTCATTCGTGGTGCTGGCCTGTACGCCAGTGTACGCGGCGATGATTTCCGCGTTCTTCAGTGCCTTCAAGGTGAAAGCAAGCTGACCTTCGATCTCTTGCAGGACACCGGGCAAGAACTTGATACCGATGAATCGGTCCAAGGTTGCTCGGGCTTGTCGCTGCACTTCGTCTGCAATGGTGATGACCGTCGGGGTCTTGGTCAGAACATTGTCGATGTTCGTCGCAAGTCCTTGGCGCACCTGGATGATCGGGTTTCGATCCTCCATGACCGTGACACCTTGTACTGCCACCTGATTCTGCTCGACCGCATCCAAGTTGCGTGCGAGTTGGTCGAATCCGGTGAGCCGTGCTCGGGTCCACGGAGTAGCAACGTCGATGCTCGGCGTTGCTCGGTTTCCTGACATCGCGGAGGCCAAGTAGGTGCCATCCACAAGGAACTGCTTTTCGTTGCCCAACGCATCCGTGATCGTGAGGAACACGATGTCCGGGTACACGAGCCGGATGCGCGTGTTGTTGATGGCGTTGGCGATAGGACCGACATCACTGATCTGCGTGCCCGAAGACACACCGATGATGCCCGTCCGCTCAGCCCGGAACCGGATACTGGACTGGATGTCGCAGTGGCGGCTCAAGGCTTGGAACAGTTCCAAACTGTCTCCCCGAAGCGGGGTGATGGTGTCAAGGAAGACACCGCCCGGCAACGAGCCCCGTAGATCGTTCAGAGCATCCAGGTAAGACTGGACACTGGCCTGGTTCGATCCCGGCACCTTCGGAACCTGCTTGGCTCCGAGAAGTACCGAACCGTTGGAGAAGGCCAAGAAGCCAGCCAACGACAAAGGGAAGTCAGGGTTGATGGGCCCGTACTCGCGCTCCAGCACTCGTTGGCTGGTGAACAACTTGGTCTCAAAGTCCGCTTCGGTCTTGGAGTAGTTGTACGTGACGTAGTAGCTGTCACCCACGGCAGGCTCTTGACCATTCTTCTCAATGGTTTCGACCAAAGCCGTGTCCCCAGTCGGGATGGTGGAGCCTTCGGTGTTGCGCACCGTCAGTTCCAGTCCCGGAATGGAGTTGACCGGGATGTTGGCATCCGTGGTGGTCAGCTTGAGTACGTTGAACGTGAAGTACGCTCCGGCTCCGGTTGGGTAAATCGCTCCACCCTCACGTTGCAGGATCGTAAACACGAGCCCCGTCTTGGTGTCTCGGTACGACTGACCGATGACACCATCTTGACCCAACCCGTTGTTGAGGCATGAGGTGTTGGCCGAACCCGAACCGTCGATGGGATCGGACGACAGGACGTAGAACCCTTGGAACCCAGCTTCGCCAGAGGCCCCATCTCCCGAGACATTGAGAATCCCGGTGCCCGGAAGCAACCAAGAGTCCGATGTCGGCGTCCCCAATGTCACATTGGAGGACGTACCCAGACCAACGAAGTTGTTGGCCTGAGACTGGATGTACAGGAACTCCGACGCGGACGAGTCCAACTCGACGCCAGCAAGGGCCTGGTCAGCGAAGTAGGTGCTGTCCGGGTTGCTGTAGTCCAGGTAGATGTCGCTGATCGCCGCGTTGGCGTGAGCCATGAGCGCCGATGCCACAACTTCCGGCTGAACCGTCGTCCTGGTGGACGTGGCCCCTTCGGAGAACCC